TTGCCATCCGATGGTGATGGGGATTTCACATTCACACGAAGTGGATCAGGCACACGCATCAACAAGGGCGGATACATTGAAACAATGGCAGAAAACGTGCCTCGTTTGAATTATCGTTTGGATGCGGATGGAAACCCAACGGAATGCGCTGAATTGCTTTTGGAGGAACAAAGAACAAATACTCACACATATAGTGAAAGCGCAAGTGGTAAAACCACAAACAATGTTACATTGACGAACAACCAAGCTATTTCGCCAATGGGAACAAACACCGCAATAAAAGTTACGGAGGATACCACGTATAACAGGCATCGTTTTTATGCTGATAATAATAGCGTAACGTCAGGAACAACGTATACAATAAGTTTTTTTGTAAAGAAAAATAGTGATAACAGATATGTATATTTAAATGCAGGTGCGTTGTTGGGCGTGAGCGGATCTTTTGATTTAGATACTGGGAGTGTTACGGGTGATATGCAAGTTTTTGATGTATATCCAAATGGTTGGTATCGAATTGGTATTACTAAAACCGCAACAAGCAGCACCACAAATATATATTTTGTGCAAATGCAACAAGGCACAACAGATGTTTCATATACGGGCGATGGTTCAAGTTTTTATTTTTGGGGGCAACAATTCGAGGTTGGAAGTTCGCCAAGCAGTTATATTCCCGTACCAAGCACGAGCAATATCACACGAAACAAGGATTCTGCAATAAATCAACCATTTGGGGATTTAGCAAGTGATTACCCGATTACAATATATTGGAAAGGGCGCATCACTGGATACGATTCGGGAGGTTTCAACACACAAAGTTTTGCAGGAATTGCCAAAAATAATGATGCAATTAGATATTTGAATTTGAAATTTTATTCAACAACTCAATTGCAACTTGAACGGAGAAACACAACGCAAAGAATCGATTATATTTCACATTCATCACAATTGGGTGATGTGAAAAAAATTGCGATCAAATATGTTTCAAGCACTCACGTTGTGATTTATATTGATGGAGTTGAAGTATTTAATAATTCATCACTCACTGCGGTTTCGTGGGATTTTGATTCCATTTTAATTGGGCAATTTAGATATAGTTCAGATTCGGGAAAACGTATTCCCGCTGATGAATTATTCGTGTGGAATAAAGCACTCACTGATGCGGAAATGGTTGAAATAACAACTCCATAAAATAAAAAATAAAATGAGCCATATATTTAAAAAGTACGAATTTCCTGATGAAGCAACTGCGGATGCTTTGATTGATGCATTGCCATCACAATATGATGAGGAATTGGATGAAACACATCCCGCACATTCTCACGTGATCGTAAAATTGCACCATCCAATAATTGAGCAACCCGTTTATGATGATGAGGGCAATATCGAAACCGATGCAGTTTTGGCGGAAAACTTTTCCGTTGATGTGCTTTGGATGGATATTGATGCACAACCATCCGATTGGGAGCAATACGAAATCACGTTGAGTGATAATGGTGTGCATACCTTTTTTGGCATCGATTACGTATAAAAAATAATTGTATATTTGTAGTAGAATTAAACGAATAAAAAATGGCAACAACTGGTGTTTTTAACGGAACGAATTTAGTGCTTTCAGTAGAAGGAACAAATCTTGGGCATACAACTTCATGCTCACTTACTCTTTCAACTGATTTGCCTGAAGCAACTTCAAAAGATAGCAATGGCTTTCAGGAGGTGATCGCAGGGGTTATGAGTGGCGAAATTTCATTTGATGGATTGGTTACTTATGATGATGCATCAAACGTTACTGAATTAGCTGATTTTCTTTTGGCACGTACACAATTGACTTGTGTATTTGGAACTGAAACAAGCGGTGATCGTATTTTCACTGCGGAGGGTTTCCTTTCATCACTTGAACAAAGTGCGGAAATGGAAGCTGCGGTTTCATATTCAGGATCAATCACATTGACTGGTACAATTACTCCATCAGACAAAGCATAATAAATTCGGGCGCAATTTGAGGGGATTGCGCTCCTTTATTTTTTTTACAAATGGCAAACAAACAACGGGGATATTATTCCATCAAACTTGGCGGGAAAATGCGCACTTTGCATTTTTCAATGAATTTTTGGGCAAACTTTACTGATACATTGGGCATCCCGCTCGATAAAATTGGCGATATATTTACAGAGGGCATTTCACTTGGCACAATTCGTGCGCTTATATATTCCGCAATCCTTGCGAATGATCAAGAGGAGGGGAATGAAATTGATTACAACGAATTTAAAGTTGGAATGTGGCTTGAAGATTTACAATCGGACAAGTTGGAGGATATCGTGAATGCAATGATGGAATCACGAGTGCTTGGAAATGATTTGAATATGGGTGTGAAACGCAACGATCCCAAAACTCCACAAAAAAAAACACAAGCGTAACTGATACGCAACTCACTTGGGATACGCTGATGGATTATTTCATCGGACAAGTGGGAATCAATCCTGATAATTTTTGGCGCAACACTTGGAAGGAAAATCACCTTTTGGGTGAAGCATATTACATCAACCATAACAAGGAATGGGAACGCATTCGATATTTGGCAACAATGGTGTACAATGTGAATGCACAAAAGAAATCACAAATGATTACTCCTGAAAAGTTATTTGAACTCCCGCAGGATATATATGCCAAAATGGAACGTGCCAAACCAAAATCCACAAGGGAGCAATATGATTCCTTTATGGAAAAGGTGAAAGCGAGTACATTCGACCAAAAAAACAAGATGTAGGATTTTTGTATTTTTACATCTAAATTATTCCGATGGCAAATAATGAGTTAAGAGTTACCTTATTGGGTGATGCATCCAAATTAAATGCAACACTCAAAACCGCATCAGGGCGGTTGAAATCATTCGGGAAAAGCACACAAGCAGTTGGAAAATCATTGCAAACACGATTGGCATTGCCATTGGCGGTGGCGGGTGGTGCTGCAATAAAAATGGCAGCGGATTTTGATAAGTCAATGACAAAGGTCAAATCCCTTGTTGGGATTGCGGGTGATGAGGTTGATCGTATGGGTGCAAGTGCCAAAGCAATGGCAAAGGAATTTGGTGTTTCAAGTTCCGAAGCAGCTGAAGCGTTATTTTTCATTACATCCGCAGGATTGCGTGGTGATGAGGCAATGCAAACATTGGAGGCATCATTGAAAGCAGCTGCGGTTGGATTGGGTGAAACTGCAACGATTGCAGATTTGGCAACCTCCGCAATGAACGCATACGGATCGGATACACTTGGAGCATCACAAGCAACGGATGTTTTGACATCAGCAGTTCGTGAAGGTAAATTGGAAGCGGATCAATTGGCGGGTGCTATGGGTGCGGTGTTGCCAATGGCATCCAATATGGGTGTGAAATTCCACGAGGTTGGTGCAGCGTTTGCAGCGATGAGTAGAACGGGAACAAATGCAAGTGAAGCAGCAACGCAATTAAATGCCATTATGCTTGGCATTATGAAGCCAACGCAAACCGCTGCGGATAATATGGCAAAACTCGGATTGAGCAGCCAAATGCTAAGGCAGCAAATCAAGGATGAGGGTTTATTGTCCGTTATGAATACACTGCGGGATGCATCAGAACAAAATGCAGAGGCATTTGAGGGTGCGTTTGGTAGTATTCGAGCGTTGCGTGGTATTCTCGACCTTACTGGGAAAAGTATGGATTCAACCCGTGTTATTTTCGACAATATGAATAACACTGCGGGAATGACACAAACCGCATTTGATGCAACCGCACAATCCGCTGAATTTAGATTGCGCAAGGCAATGAATTCCGCAAAAGAATCATTTGCACAAGTTGGATCAACTTTACTCACTGGATTTTTGCCAATCTTTGAGGATGTTTCAAGGGTTATTCAAAACGTATTCAATGCATTTTTCAATTTGGATCAAGGCACACAAAAACTGATTCTCGGATTGGGCGCATTTGCAGTTGTATTACCAACAATCATCACATTGATTGGAACGCTTACAACTTTATTTGGCGCATTGCTTTCACCAATTGGATTGGTTGCAGCAGCCATTGCGGGTGTTGCTTATATCATATATAAAAATTGGGGTGAAGTTTTGCCAGTGGTTGTTGGATTGTACAATCAATTTGTTGATCTATACAATTCATCGGAGCCATTAAGAAAAGCCATATTTGGTTTGAAAGCGGTGTTTGCATCCGTATTTATTGCAGCAAAAGCGCAAGTGATGCGTTTTGTCAATATATTCAAAACAATGTGGAATGTGATCAAGGAGTTTTCCGAAAAGGGATTCAAAGGATCATTTGGTGATGTTATTGAACAAGGAATAAAAGATGATGCGCAAATTGTAATTGATGCAGGAACTGAAATTGGGCAAACGTTTTCAGATGCAATGAGCGATGCAGTTGGATCACGACTTGAAAAGAAAACAGTTGAACAAGTGCAAGGCGCACTTACAAATGTTGCTGATCAAGCAAAAGGATTTGTTCAAGGATTGATTGGTGGTGTAGGTGGAGGCGGTGGAACTGCGTCATCCGCACCAACTGGAGGCGGTGAAGAAACCGCACAATACTCACACGGGCAAATTGGTGGGTTTTCAATGGTGATAAACGAAAAGGAGGCGGAGGAATCAAAAAATAAATTCAAGGAGTGGTTTATGGATGCAGGGCATACCCTTGAGGAATTTTATGAATTAACCAAAGCAATTGGATCAGAAGTTGGAAACGCTTTCAATGGTATGGCACAAGGAATGATTTCATCACTTGGATTAGCTGAAAATGGATTTCAAGGGTTTTTAGGCAGTATGCTTTCAATGATTGCGGAACTTATTTCAATGCTCCTTGCAAATGCGGTTGCAAATGCAATTGCGGGTGCAACAGGCGGTGCATTAGGAACAGGACCAGCTGCACCATTCACATTGCCAATGTTTATCACAACAATGGTTGGAGGTGTTATGGCTGCATTTGCTGCAATACCAAAGTTTGCTGATGGAGGTATTGTTTCAGGCACAACGTTGGGAGTTATGGGCGAATATACGGGCGCAAAACAAAATCCCGAAGTGATTGCACCATTAAATAAATTGGAAGGAATGATTGGCGCAAGACAAGCGCAGCAAGTGAATGTTGGCGGTGAATTTAGAATTCAAGGTCAAGATTTGGTGGTTGCATTGCAAAGGGCGGAACGCAACCGATCACGTTTAAAGTAAACAAATGGCATACGGGGTAAAATACAGATTGATTTTTTCCGATATATTGGGCAACGGAAAAAAGGTTGAAATTTTGCAAGATGGTTATTCAGGTGAAGTTTTGCCAATGATTGGAACGGGTGATCCCGTACAAATCGAATGGGAGGGTGATGATGATTTTTATGAGCCAATCATCGGATCAAGTTGCACAATCAATTTATTGGTAACGGATGATGTTTCTTATGATGATTTTTTCAGGGGTGACGAGGAGGAATATCGTGTGCAAGTGTTTTATGATCGGAGCGTTGCGGAAAATTTTCAAGATCGTGTTGAGGCATACCAAACAAATGCAGGTTATTTTGAATCACCTGAATGCATTGAAAACCAACTTTCAAGCGGAAACACGATTCAAAGTGATTTCACAAAAAGGGTTTTGAATGATGGTGGCACAATAGACAATGAAACGTGCATTCCAAAATCAATCACGAATGATAAAACATACGATTGGCAAACACTTTGGGAGGGGTTTTTGTATTTGGATACTTATTCGGAGGCACTTGCAACAACTCCGTATGAAATATCCATCACCGCATTGGATGGTTTGGGATTGCTTGATGTAGATGATTCAAGGGCATTGAATAATTATGTAAATCCAGTTCTTACATATGCAAATGAGGGTGAATGGTATTTTGTATCTGAAATGTTGCAAAAATTCAATCAAGATGAAACCGCAACAAATGAAAGGCAATTGTATTGGGGTGTTTTAGATCAATACGGAACGGAATCTTTTGGATACAGAACTCCCGCACGACCTTGGAGCATATATTCAAACATTGATTCCGATTACAATTTTTTGAATGAAAAGGAGGTTTTGGAAAACATATTGCGCAAATCCAATTCAAGGATATTTCACGCATTCGGTGATTGGTATGTTGTGCCAAACTCCATATATTTAGATGATGTTTTTTCATCACAATACTATGATCGCAGCGTATTCAAAAATGCGCTTTCAAACGGGCAAAATGAAATTATAAATTTTGAGGTTTTTGGTGTTGGCGCATCACGTGATCTTGTTGGATATTCAACTCGAAATGTAACGAGGCGAATGAAAAAAGATTTGCAACCATTGGGGAATGATTTATCAATTGAGTATTTATCACCATTAAAAAAAGTGATATTGAATTCCCAATTGTTTAAATTATCTGAATTAAAATCATCATATACAACTTACAACGTTGGATTTCCGTTTGGATCGGGTGGTTATTCGATTACTTATGGATCAGTTGATGAACACGATTTTGTTACATCAAACAATCAATCCTACAAGGTAACAACATTTGTTACAAATTCAGCATCGAGAACTCAAATGATGGATGTTTTCCCCGTTCGTTTCAACGATTACAGTTGGATTACAAGTGGGGGAACTAAAGGTGCAACATTGTTTTTCAATTTCCTTTTTGATTCAACCTCAACATCACCGAATTACACATTTTATTACTCAATCAAAACCGAATACGGAATCTCAGGTTTTAGGCAGACAAGGTATTATGATGAAGCAAACAACAATCTAAGCACAACGATTGTGTACAATGAGGTTACATTCACGGAGGCAAGTGAATTGTTGAAATGGCAAAAAAAGGATGTAAACATTGAATCACTTGGTGCATTTGATGTTGATGTTGAGTTGATTTTTTATTTACCATATGTGCCAACAACAACAGGATACAATGCGCTTTATTTGGATGATATTTCCATTAAGTCAAATGATTTTGATCCAAAGGAACGCACAATCACTGGAACAATCACGCAAAATCGTGGCAAATATGAGTTGGAAACAATTCCAAACGCTGAAATTGTAAATTCATTTTTCACATTACCATCATCATATATGAGTGAGGATGATGATTCAAACAACATTCAACAAATTCTAAACGATTACCGAAGTTATGTGCCACGATATGAAGGCACTGGATACGGATTAAAGAAAAAACCCGTTACTCCAATAGATAAATTGTATATGGATTTTGAAAATTTCAAGGAGGATCAAGCATCAATGATTGATACTTTAAAATAC